GCCCACTCATACAACTGATTCAGCATATCCCAAGTGTCGAGACAAGCATGATGACGGACAGTGATGTGAAACGACACACCAATGTCTTCAAGTTGTGAGGGGCGCCCTGTGACCTCTGCAAGAATAGGTAATTGCACAGCTATAATTGCATTAATTGGTGGGATAAATGAGGTAGCACGGTCCAACATCATCATAGTGGATCGATGTGTTGGCATAATATTAATTGACGCGGGCTTCACGTACCATCCCATCTTTGGAATTATACGTCCTGGCTTTGGCCCGAGGACGATACCATGGTTAGTTGGCCACCATAATGATGAACAAAATGACAATCGGTAAGAGTTAGTAATGCACTGTAACTCAGCTACACACCCAAGCTCAGCATAAACTTTAGCTGTGGGTGGTGCTACACCTAATTGCAAAATTGTATTTGAATCGTCTCCTAAAACGGCGATCATTATCATGGTGGTTAACTTTTCAACATCGATGGATGGATTATTAACGCAAAGATTAAAGAACGTGTCAATTCCATTTGTGATAGAATTACCGCATGATGTGATGGGACGTCCTGATGCCATAGTGCCTAAGATCGAGAAAACCAAACCATGTGACGTTACACCATTTTTCTTTAAGTCGTAAAGAAGTGACAGTACGACATAATCAGGTGCCCCAAACCTCCAAAACACGTAGATCATGGCCAATAATCGCAAGACCTGTTGTGAAGTGTCATAGCGACTAAAGTCATTTTCCCAATATGAATGAGAGGGGGAATGGTGTCCAACACGCTCAAACCACTTACCCAAAGACTCAGCAGTGCACCCGCTGGCATAATGAATAAAGTGGTCACGATTCCATATGCGTGCCAATTCCTTAGAGAATGCCCAAATCCATGGTCCGACGTTAATATTGAACTCGTCGGAACCACCAGATATAAGTCTTGGGTCAGTGTCTTTAACCTCAGTATTGCTGGACAATAGTAGCTTCTCAATTTTAGAAAAATTCTTAAGGATCTTATCTCGTGTTGGGTCATCGAGATAATCACACTTAGTAGCCCACAAGGCAGCATGTCTCTGCCTTTGTGGTCCAGGGAAGCGTTGATTCCATATCGCAAAGTTAGCGCGTATGGGCCTACGTTCAGGAAAGATGAGGTCAAAATGTCTCTCAAGGAATGGAAAATACTCGCACGTGAAATAGGTGGTGTTTAATGGTTGCTTAATAACGAGTGCGCGATTGACAAGGGCAGCACGATCGTTAATTGGATCAGAGGCAAATGCACTAGGTAAGGCATCAGGAACAATCACGCCTGCACCGACGAGGGCAACGGTCGTCTTCTCCACCCTGTCGCTTTTGTCATTCATCACTGGACGTCCAGGTACCAAAGGGTCGTACTTGATCATAGGGGGTGTAAATTTATCAGAAACCTTTCCCATGAGTTTGACCAACCCAGGTAAATGGACCATGCCAAAATTAGGCATAGAGAATGAC